TCCACATTCAACGCCCCGGTCCCGTGCGCGAGGACGTTCGCGGCGACGGTCCCGATGAGCGGCTTGCGGGCCATGATGATCGGCTCCCAGGCTGGCTTCAGAGCGGTGCCCCAGCCGTACCATTGCTTCGCGGCGTCGGTAACTGGTGATGGCGATACATACCCTTGTGACGGTGACGTCGTTTGCATCTTGTCGTTGTATACACCAGCCACATTGAACGCCGTCCCCTCTGGTTTAAGCTCACCAGCAGCCCGGTCAATCCCCTTGCCGACGTTCAGCGACTTCGGAAAGCCGGACCCGTAGAGCCACATCAGGCAATCGCGGATCTCCCAGCCCGCGTCCTCGATCGCGCACGTTAGACGATGAAACGTCCGAGTCCCGCCGAAGGCTACAAGGTGGGCGCCGGGCTTGGCGATGCGGAGGAACTCAGCCCAGAATTGTTCCCCTGGGACGCCGTGGTCCCAATCCTTGCCCATGAACTCAATCCCATACGGCGGGTCAGTCACCACCGCATCGACGCAGCAGCCCGGCCACGACGCCATTACGTCGAGGTTGTCGCCACAGACAACCTCGTTAATCGGTAGCTTCACCTGAGCATCTTCTGGCGGTACGGCCACGCCACCTCCCTACCACGGCTCGGCCGCTTATCCCATCAACGCCACCGCTGCCCTGGTCCGGTTTGAGCGGGTCGGGGCCTTGCCCGGCAGCAGATCCCGCAGGCCCCTCACGGCCCGGTCGAATGTCTCAACTTTATCCAGTAAGCCCAGGCCCTTGGCGTCTGAGGCCACGTGAACCCGCCCGTCCGCCAATGCCCTTGCCCGGCTCGGAGCCAGTGAGCGGCCGTCCTGGACCGCCTTGACGAAAATATCTGATACATCGTCAACCATCCGCTGAACTTCGGCGAGCTGCTCAGGCGTCACCTCGGCCCCAGGCACGCCGATGCCCTTGTAATCGCCTGATCTGACAACGTAGGTCTTGACCCGATTCTCGGCGTTGATCCCCGACAGATCGTCCACCACCGTATACGCCCCGATTGACCCGACCATCGCGCCGGGGCTGGCTGAGATTTGCGTGGCGTTGGCCGCAGTCCAATATGCCGCAGATGCCAGTGTATCTTCTGCGTGCACCGCCAAAGGCTTTGACTTGGCGAAGGCACGCACCTCGTCGGCCAGATCAGAGATTCCGTTGACGGTCCCGCCGGGCGAGTCCATCGCTAGCATGACCCCTTCGACTGACTTGTCCGTTCGGGCGTCACGCAAATCCTTGCGGATCTGCAATGTGCCCGGCATCTGGCTCAGGCTACTCCCGTACTTTGTCATGGCACCATGTAATGTCATAAAGGCAACGCCGTCTTGGACCTCGTAGCCGCCCGGCGAAGGCTCCATGTCCTTGCCGTTGACACGGACGCTCGCCGCCTCGATGTGGGCAGCAAGGTCCATCGCGGCGATTTGGCTCAGCACTTCTTGGAATCGGTCGTCGATGATCGCCCACAGCCCCAGGTACTGGTCCAGCCTGGAGACTTCGCTTGCGACCCCCTGTGGGAAACGAACGCCAAGGTGATCAGGTGCAGTCTTCTTCGTCATCGTCTTGCTCCGTGTGGTGGTAACTCGAAATCACCGATACCAGCCGATCACTCAGTCCAACGGCAGACTGAATCCTGCGAGTGGTTGACCACGCCTCGCATAGCTGGTCAACGCGGTCGTGCGATAATGCCTGTATCAATGCCCGCCTTGATTCCTTGACGTAACTCACGGACCACTCGCCGACGACATGCTCGACAGATCTGCTTACATCGTCGGAAACCTTGCCCAGCATCAGCTCGGCTAAGGTATCCGCTGCCGGCCGCACCGCCTCGCCGATGTGCAGCACGTGCTTTGCGTAGAACGTATCAGCCCAGTCCTCGAACCCGCTCGCCGCGAACTTACCGCCGGCACGCTTCACCGCCTTAACTTCTTTCGTCACCATCTTGCCGACAGCATCCTCGAACAGCCGCAGCGTGGTCCTGCGATAATAGCCAGTTCGCTGCGCCGACGGAATCGACGCAACCGGAGCCTGAGCCGGAGCCGGCTGGCCATTACTCCTGCTCGATTTAGCTGCGGCCATGTCGGCGGCTTGGCCGAGCGGCACCATGTTCATGGGTACGAACCGCTGATCTCCGTCCGGGCCGATCGTGTTCCTGTCTTCCAGTTCCAGAACGTCGTTGACGCTAAAGGCACCCATCGAAGTCATGGCCTTATAAAAGTCTCTGCGAGTATTCGTGTCGCCCCGCATCTGGCTGTTCACGTTGAACTTGGTAAACTCGCCGGCGTCGCGTTGCCTTTGTGTCAACAGCTTCCAGTCGGCTTCAAGCTCCCATCGCTTGACCCACGGCAACAGGGCCCGCGTCACGAACTGGATGGCCAAGTGCTCGATGTTACGGAAATGCGCATTGGTCAGTTCGTAGAGCATTGTGGGCGGCACCTTGAACCACCGCGCCACTTCGTCGATCTGGAACGCCCTGGTCTGCAAGAATTGTGAATCGTCCGGTGGAATCCCGATCTGCTCATACTTCATTCCCATCGGCATCACAGCGACCCGCTTCTGGCTGCCGCCGGCACCATAAGCCGCCTCCCATCGTTCTGCGAACTTCTGCCGTGCAGCGTTGTTCATCTGTTTATCTGGCATCACTAAGCCGCCCGGAATGGCTCCGCTTCCGAAGAAACTGGCACCGTACTTCTCAGCAGCCAAGCCTAAGCCAATACTCTCACGTGCCATTCGGATAACGCTATACCCAGTATAGCCGTTGGGGCTGGGGCCTTTGATGTGGAACATATTGTCCTGGCTCAGGATCTTCGGTTCCTCACCAATCTCGTTGCTGATTTCATAAACGATTTGATTGTCGCCGGCACGCCTGACCTTGATGCGGCTGGGGTGGATCGGCCACAGCCAGATCGGTTTGCCTTGGCGGTTCCGGTCGATCTCGGCGTAACCGTTACCCCACAGCAAGGCACAGTCAGATACGAAGCTGCGGGCCGTGTAAGAGTCCTGGTCTGGATTGGCTCGCGTCCTCAGTAGCGAATGTAGGTTATGGCCGGTCACGACTTCCTTACCGGCCACAATATCGCGCAGCACGTTCCAAGACATGCCGGCCAAAGCCTCGCCGATCAGCGTGACCGCAATCCACACCGCAGAGAAGGTCATTGCAGACGATTCGTTTACCGACACGCCGGACGCCGACGGCCCGCCAACGTGTGCTATATCTTGCGTCCCGGCCCACGCATCTTTCCATATACTATATTCACCAAGCAGGCGGCTCATAATCATCGACGGACCTCCAATGCAAAGGCTACGTAAAGCATAACTGCACCGACCGAGATAAGCCCGGCCGTGTACGAATGGAGCCACGCCGGCAATAGCACGAACCCCAGTCCGGTTGTAAGGCAGAAGTCAGCTAGCAAGTTTCGCGTCCTATTCATCTTCATCTGCCCTATACGAAGAACAACTCGTCGGGGTCAATTTCGCCGCCGTCGCTGTTCTGGGTCGCCCTCGCCACGGCCATCACCAAGGCCACGATTCCATCGATCTTCTCAGTAGATTTCTTCTTGTACGGCATTGTGTTCATCAGGTGGTCAGTTCTGCCCACAGCGTTGCCCGCCATCCAACGCAGCACCGGGTCGCTGTTATGCCGTAGCGCCTTGCTCTTAATGAGGCGCTCGGTTTCTTTCCAACCTGGGCCCATGCTGAGCATACCCTGTCGGAACTGGACCATTTCGATGCCGTCGTCTTTCTCAAGTTCCGTGCTGATCTTGGGTGCACCGTAAGGGTCGAAGGCTAACTCCTGCAACGAATACTGCGTGGCATACTCAACGATCCGCTGCCGTATCACCCGCTGGTCGATTGTGTTGCCTTCGGTCAATTCCACCAAGCCGTCCGCAGACCAGTCTAAATATGGCACGCCATCCTTCTTATATCTCTGCTCAGCGCCTTCGGCTGGAATCCAGTAACGCATAAGAACATAGAACAGCTCGTCGATGGGGAAAACTAGAGCCAGCGCTGTGATGTCGCTGGTGTTAGCTAAATCCAGGCCGCCGTAACAGAGTTGGCCGTCTAATTCTTTCGGGTCGAACGCATCGCCGCAAGCGTCCCACTCAGGCAGCGAAATAAGCGGGTCGGATTGTTCAGTCTTGATGTTCAAGTAAAACCGCTTGAACTTACTCTCCAGAGTAGCGTTGCCCTGTGCTTCTTCGCATTTGTGTTTGTAGAACTCCTCATGGACGGCCACGTTCATGTTGGGGTTTGCATCATCCCACACTGTCGGGTCGGTCCAGTCGTCTTCTCGCGACGCCTCGAAGATCACCGGGAGAAAAGATGGATCGTCTACCAAGCCGTCTCGTATTCGACGGGCCCGCTCGTACTTCTCATTGCAAATTGACGGCCGGTCGTAATCGCTAGTGGTGAGCATAACCGTCAGCGGCTGGCGTCGGGCTCCGGTTGACCCCAGCAGCGTATCGACCAGCTCGCGGTCGCGGTGCGCGTGCAGTTCATCGATTACCATGAAGCTCGGATTAAAACCGTGCTTGGTAACTGCTTCGCGGCTGAACGGTTTATAGATCACACCGGCCGCGTCGATCATAATGCTATGCTGGTATATCCTGCACTTGGACGATAATTGCAGGTTCTTGCGTATCATTTGCTTAGCAATATCAAACACCACTCTGGCCTGCGATCCTTCGCCGGCGGCGCTGTAAAGTTCTGCACCCGGCTCGTTATCATCGAAAAGCATCCGGCAAATAAGACCCGCTGCAAGCGTGGTCTTGCCGTTCTTCTTCGGGACGAAGATCAGGCACTCGCGGTATCGGCGCGTGCCGTCCGGCCTGAACCAGCCGAACAGATTTGCAACGATAGCCTCTTGCCATTTCTCAAGCATGAACGGCTTGCCGGCGTGTTCTTGGCCTTTCACGTGCACCAGGAACTCAGGGAAGAACCTGACCGCACGCATCGCTTCTTTCAGGCTAAAGTCGCAGTCGCCCGCCGTGGCAATGGGGTCGTACCCAGGGATTCCTGAGATAAGGCCGGCCGCTTCGTCTACGTCAGCGCCGGAGGATAAAGTCTTCACCATCGCTCGTCCTTGCAGCAGATTCAACCACGGCAGGCAACACCGACAACCCAGCACGTGCAGATGCCGTGAGCCCTATCTCTTGCTCGATCCTGAGCAGCATGACCCCCAGCTTATTCACGGTCGCCGCTTGAGGGAGCTGGGCAACGTATTTGATCTGCCGGTTCCCCTGGCCGTCGAGCACAAAATTGCCCCGCGAGTCACGTTCGTATAC